CCAGGAAAACTTGAACGTTGGAGCTGTTGCTAAGGTAATCTCAGCCACGGATGCTACTTCTAAAACTACTGGTGCTCTAATTGTCACTGGTGGTCTAGGCGTTGCTAAAAATATTCATGGTAAAAATGTGTTCGTTGAAGACATTGTCTCTAATAGTGTGGTCATTTTAGACACCACTGATGCATCATCAAAAACGACTGGTGCCCTAATTGTAACTGGTGGTGTCGGTATTTCTAAGAATATTCACGCTTTACATGCCAACTTCGAAGATGTGGAAGCCGATAGTGTTACAGTGACAGACACTACTACTTCAACCTCGGCTACAACAGGTGCACTCAAGGTTGCGGGTGGTATCAGTACCCAAGAAAACCTAAATGTTGGAGCTGTTGCTAAGGTAATATCAGCCACAGATGCCTCTTCTAAAACCACTGGTGCCCTAATTGTAACTGGTGGTGTAGGTATTTCAAAGAACATTCATGCTCTACATGCGAACTTTGAGGATGTTGAGGCCGATAGTGTTACTATAACTGATACAACTACATCATCCTCGGCTACAACTGGTGCCCTCAAAGTTGCTGGTGGTATAAGTACCCAAGAAAACTTGAACGTTGGAGCTGTTGCTAAGGTAATCTCAGCTACTGATGCCTCTTCTAAAACCACTGGTGCCCTAATTGTCACTGGGGGTGTAGGTATTTCTAAGAATATTCATGCTTTACATGCCAACTTCGAAGATGTGGAGGCCGATAGTGTTACTGTGACAGATACAACTACTTCAACCACGGCTACATCAGGTGCCCTCAAGGTTGTGGGTGGTATCAGTACCCAAGAAAACTTACATATTGGGGGTGTTTCCAAGGTGTATGGTACTACCGCCTCCGATGGTAAAACCGCAGGTGCCTTAATTGTAGCAGGTGGTGTGGGTGTCTCAGGTGCCCTATTTGGTGCCGCCGCCACCCTAGATGGTGTGGTGACCCTAACAAATGCAACTGAATCGACATCATCAACTACAGGTGCTCTCAAGGCAGCTGGTGGTGTCGGTATAGCGAAGGATGTGTTCGTCGGGGAAAACGCCTATATCACTGGGGGTCTCATCACAAACAGTGGGGGTCTGGGGCGAAAGACATACAGTCTATCGAATAGTATGCCTGCGAGTGTATCTCCCACAACAAACATCCACTTTACTTCCAATATATTCCACGCAAAAATTACAGCTACCCTGGTTGATAGAAATGAGCATGTGAGTACCATAATACTCGATGTAAATGGTGGTTCCCAAGCGGGAAGTATCCTATCAGGTAGTAATGTAATTTCAGTGGGTAGTCAAACTATTTTTGGTACAACTGACAACGCTACACCATGGGCGTCAAATGTAAGCACTACAGCTAATACGGTCGCATTATACACTACAGGGGCTATGACGGTTACAGGGAATGTTCATATTTTCGTTGAATATATGTCCCCAATCACAGGAGGGAAAGTAGAAGCAATTGCTCATAATGGTGACGCACTAGCTACGTTTGGGTACTAATCGTTGTGGTACAAATATACTTGTATCCATCCAAAACTTCACCCCCCTTATGGGGGAATGTCCATGAACATGGATACATGAGTACCTTCCCCGTTTCAGGTCTCACCTTCTTACCATCAATAAATTCAGTACACCCTCCCTGATTTTCTTGAAGTGTATTTAAATAGAAAATTATTTGTATGAAATTGGCTTTTGATTTATCATTACCATCATGATGCCAATCATACACATCACCCTTCCCTAACCTTTGTATTGGAAACCCTAAACAACTGATATTTTTGAGACCTAATTCTATGTCATACACTGGGTACATTGGGTCACCATACCCACTAAAGGTACTCTTCAAATGTTTTGTGTATTCAGTGTACGCTTTCATTGTATAGTGAAGGAATAATGTACCCACATCTTCCCAACCTGAACAGGATGTAATTGACAGTTCAATATTGTTTTTTACACGAGTTACGACTTGGTCACCAACAGGATAAGTAAAATAACCTTCATTTTTTCTATCATCATTTTCAAATCGTCTAATGATTGATGTACATACATCATTTGGTATGAAATTAGGAATCTCAAGGACGAACTTTTCCATTGTTAAACTCTTGATCCAAAACTTTATACATGTGATCCCAAGAATACTTCTCTTTCAAATAGTCTCGAGCATTAAGGCGCTCATCAGGATTTTTGAAATAGTACTGAAGATGATCAGTAAAATCCTTCTCCAACCTCAGGGTGTGGAATACATGCAATTGCACATAATGGTGACGCACTAGCTACATTCGGCTACTAAACATTTTCTAACATTTTTCAAACATCATTTTTTTTAGGAGCGTCCCAGACTGCTAAAAAAATTTGTGGAGTTATATTAACAAGTTGCACCATGACCAATAGTACAACATTTCCAGGAACTCTTACATGTCCCACGTCACTTGTGAGTAACGTTATGACAATGGGTACGACAAAGACATTCGTCGTTACAATGACGAATGCCAGTGGTGCTAATAAATACTATATCGATGGGTACCTCCAAGCATCATTGGTACTACACCAAGGCCAAACCTATATTTTCGACCTATCCAGTGGGACTCTTTCAGGTCACCCATTTGAATTCTCTACTACAAATAATGGTTCACATGGTGGTGGTTCTGCATACTCGACAGGTATAACAACTACTGGTACGTACGCGAGCAGTCAGAAACGAACATTTGTTGTCTCTACAAGCACTCCTACAGCACTTTACTATTACTGTACAGCACACAGTGGTATGGGTGGTAGTGTGACCATCTCACCAAAGGCTGAACTCATCGTATCAGGAGGGGCTGAATTCATAGGAACAGGTACTATAAAACTTCCATCTGGGACTACATCACAGAGACCTACCACTGGGATGACTGGTATGATCCGTTATAACACTTCAACTGGGTTTATAGAAACGTACACTGCGGAGGGATGGGGGAGTATCGCCCCACCACCTGTGATCACAGGTATTTCTCCTGTGACTGTTGCCGGTGCAGATACGGCGACGCAGGTATTCACCGTCACAGGAACAGGTTTTGATACGGGTTTAACTATAAAACTCGTAGGTGCTGATGATACTGAATATAGTGTTTTCAGTACGACGCGTGTGAGTGGGCAGAGTGCCACATTCAAAATGGGTGCAAATGGGGCGACTGATGGCTATGCTGCAGCGCAAAGACCTTTTAAAGTTAAAGTCACAGGTGGTGACACTGCCTCAGCGGTGACTTCGACCAGTGTAGCTTCGATTGCTCTGGTAGTACCCACAATCACAGGTATCTCACCAACTACTTTTGCATACAGTGCAGTTGGGTCACAGACCATTACCGTTTCTGGTACAAATTTCGCTTCTTCAATGGCAAGTGGAAATAATATACAAGTACTTGGTGCGGATGGAAGCACACTTTACAATGTGAACTCTGCAGCGGTTGCGAGCGCGACAAGCATTACTTTCAAACTTGCGGCAACGAGTGGGTCACTCAGTACTGGACAGCTTGACAATAGACCCTATAAAGTTAGAGTCACAGATGCTATTGGTATCACGGCGACCAGTACCGCAACAGTTGGTTTTAATGGTATCGCATGGAGTTCACCAGCGTCTGGGGCCACTCTAACTTACGACACGGGGGAGAGCATCAGTAACAATCTTGTCGCTACAGATGATCTAGGTGGGACTGATGTAACATTCAGTATCACAAGTGGGAGTGTGGGTGGTCTCAGTTTAGGTTCTGCAACAGCTTCTCCGGCGACTTTTAGTGGGACTGGGTCGACAGATGGAACCACAAACGTAACATTTAGGGTTACGGATAATGAGTCCGGAACGACCGCAGATAGAACATTCAGTGTCGTGGTGTCGTCGGGTCTTTTCTCCTTTACTTCACACACATTTACCCACTGCGCACCCTCACAAACATCCCAGTCCGCCATCCAGACCAACATGCGGAACGCGCGTTATAGGTTAGGTCCTACATTCGCTGAAATGAAAACCACATATGCTTCAGCGTCATGGGAACTAGATACAGCCCTCTTTAATTCAAATGTAAGGGGGAACCAACGTTGGACGGTTCCCGTAGACGGAACGTATCGAATTCAGGCATTCGGTGCAATGGGGGGTCAGAACCCTGACCTCTACAACTACCCCGGCCACAGCAACCAGTCCGGCCCAACAGGTTATGGGGTGCAAAAAGGCGCATCAGATTTCGGTCCCGTCGGCCTGGTTGCTGGTAAAGGCGGTGTAGTTCAGGCAGACTACACCTTTGAAAAGGGCAAAAAACTATTAATACTTGTAGGAGAACAAGGTGGTCAATTCAATGGTGGTTACGGGTACGGCGGTGGCGGCCAGCCGAACATCTACTCCTACAACAGTGCAGGTGGTGGTGGTGGTGCTTCATGGGTTCTCGATGGAGGATCCCAAGCCCAAGGCAATAAGAACGCCACCGGCACCCTCAGTGATTTATACATGGTTGCAGGTGGTGGTGGTGGTGATTCCAGCGGTTCATTCTACGCCCCCCACGCAGGTGCCGAAAACTCCCCAACATCCCAAGGTAGCGCCCCTAGTGGGAAGGCAAATGGTGGTTACTTCAATGGTGCTGGTGGTGCTGGATATCAATATGAAGGTCGGAGCTATAATTTCAACGTTCGAAATTTCAGTGGTCATGGTGGGTATATACCTGCCCAAGGAGGGATGGGTGGCTCTCACCATGAGGGGAACGCCGCAGACCAAGGTGGGATATTCTATGAATACCAGGAGGGTGGATTTGGTGGTGGTGGTTCTTTTAGTGGCTCACATGGTGGTGGTGGTGGTGGATATGCTGGTGGTCAAGCGACGGGTTACACGGGCAATAACCAGTACACCTCTGGACCACGGTCTCAGGGTGGTACACCATACGCATCGAGCAATACGAACAGAAGTTTCCAAGGTAATAGCAATCTTGCCAATGGTAAAGTTATAATAACCTTGCTATAAGTTATTTCATAACAAAATGTGCATAAATATTAGCCGAAATAATTACTCTACCAGATTCTAAAACGGGATTAACCTGATGATAAAGATTTGTAGGAAAAACTAATACACTACCTTCACTTATATCTTTTTTTTCAGATGTTTTAAATCTTGTTTCTATATTACTATATGCACTTACATGATGTGAAGTTGTTTGAATAAATTCAGTCTGATTACTCACGTTTGTATCATTTACTATATAGACTATCGAAAATGCTAATTTAAATGGCTTATTATTAATGTATGTGATATTCTGTTCACCACCTTCATGATTATGGCAAGTTACTACAGAATTCTCATCATATTTTGAACACCATATATTGTCGATAATGTACGAATCTATATTTATTTTAATTGACGTATCATTTGAATTCAATTCATGTACAGCTTCAGTAAGTGTATCCATTATGACAGAATTTACTAAGTCGTTATTTTTTGAAAAAAAATCGTACATCGCTGTATTATTAAACGAACTTTTACCCTTAAATACCGCCTCATAACTTTCAAGAATTTGTGGGTTGTCTTCTATAAAATTTAAAATTTTCCTTTTTATATTTTCATGATTTGGTACTTTTCTCCAGAACACAAAATTAGATGGAAAATAGAATATACCCATATTACTTATTTATATTCAATTGACCACTTTAAGTAAAAAATTCTTATGGTACAGTATATGCTTGCTCAAGTTATGGAAGTAATGTGTTCGGGTGAACCCTATACCTCATCCGATGGTACATGGGAGAATGTGGTTATGGGAGGAGGAAGCCCTCTCCCAAAACCTCCCGATGAAATGTACGAACTTGTACTCTATCAAATACAAAACGTTGAGGCTCTCAAGAAAATGCGCGAGGAGAGGGACGCTCTCCTCGCGCAGAGTGACAAGTATGTTACTATTGATTACCCCCATCTTCATGAAATTGATAAACAGAATTGGTCTGAATATCGCCGGAACCTCAGGAACATCCCCCTTTCAGCCCGACCCACCCTAGATGCGGATGGAAACCTCATTGGTATTGAGTGGCCCGTTACCCCAATTGAAGCCAAGGTGAAGGCCGAGGCTGAAGCTCTAGCTGAAGATCTAGCTCTAGCTGAAGCCAAGGTGAAGACCGAGGCTTTGTAAAATCATCCGATTCCAGACCCTTGGTCTCGGGTCGTCTCCAAAACGAACTTTAGAAACTGAATAGAGTTTCTAAAGTTCACGTCCCACTCAACGAAGTCACTTGTATCAAACCAGTGAAGTTCGTAGAACTTCGAAGCTTAAAAATAAAGTCTCACTATATTATAAAATGTCTGGCGGTATTGCCCAACTTGTTGCTGTCGGTGCCCAGGATGTCCACCTTGTTGGTCAGCCCGAAGTAAGCTTTTTCAGGAGCACTTACAAACGTCATACAAACTTTTCCCAAACTGTCGAGCGTCAGGTCATCCAAGGCAATGTCGCGAATGGTGGTATGTCCACCGTGCGCTTCGAGCGCAAGGGTGATATGCTCGGGTATGTCTATCTCGTACCCAATAATGGTGTCAAGACCATGCCTTACAGTCAAGCCGATTGGTTGACAAAAATTGCCAAGGTTGAACTCCTCGTCGGTGGTC